TATTTGTCTACCTCAATGAGGAGAGCATCTTTCAAACCAGTTTCAATAATTTTCATACCATTTAATAGTCTCTAAAAGGGCTTCATCAAAATCAAACCTTGACTTCCATCCTAACTCATCTTCAATCTTTTGACAATCAATAGAGTATCTAAAATCATGACCAGGACGATCTTTTACAAATTCAATATCAGAATAATCCTTATTCATCAATTTAAAAATCTTACTTACAACAGTGAGATTGTTTAGTTCAGTTCCTCCACCAATATTATACTTCTCTCCTATTTTACCATTCTTCCAGACTTCAATGAGTGCCTCACAATGATCCTGAACATACAACCAATCTCTAATCTGTTCTCCCTTACCATACACAGGAACCTTCTTACCTTGTAAAAGATTACATATAGTCTTAGGAATTAACTTGTCATTACTTTGTCTTGGTCCAAAATTATTTGAACAATTGGTGATAACGGCAGGAAGATTATGTGTATTTACATATGACCTGACAAAATGATCACTGGCAGCCTTAGATGCGGAATATGGATTTTGTGGTGCATATGGTGTCTCTTCTGTGAAAGGAGGATCATCTTCACCCAATGCACCATACACCTCATCAGTTGAAACATGAATAAACTTCTTCACATTATTCTCAAGTGATGCATTCATCAGATTAACAGTACCCTTGATATTAGTATCAATGAAGGGTAAACAATTACTGATAGAATTGTCTACATGACTTTCAGCTGCAAGGTGTAAAACATATTCTGGTTTATGTTTATGAAAGATCTCATCAATGACATAACCATCAGAAATATCAACTGGATATAAATTGATAAACTCAGGAACATTTTTTGGATTAGATATTTCAGTGAGATAATCAATCACAATAATCTCACTATCATATAGATCAATGAGATTATGAAGTAAATTACTACCTATAAATCCTGCTGCTCCAGTAATAAGTAAGGTCATTTTTGATTATATTTTTCCAGAAGTTCGGGGGAGTATTGTTGAATAGATGATTCACTTTGTTTGGTTTCTCTCTTCACCTTCTCAAGTTCATACACTCTATTACGAAGTTCAGTGGAAGAGTATTGATGTTCACGTTTATGGAAGTGTAACTCAATACCATTATCAATACAATACTGTTTTCCAGTGAAGTCTCTATCCTTATACTCTTCACTCAGGAATCTAATATTAATTAATTGTGTCTTGATCATGTTCAGAAGATCTGCTTCTGTTTCATATACAAGGATTTCATCCACATACTTACATCCCTGTACTTGAACATACCTTTCATACACTGACTGTGTTGGTTTGTTCTTAATACCAGGACGATCAATAGTTGGGTCAACCTGAAGTGCAACAATCAGATAATCACACAATTGTTTTTCCATCTTCAACATTGTAACATGTCCAGCATGAAACAAATCAAATGAACTACAATTAAATCCTACTTTCATTTTAGAATATCTTTTCTTATATTATACAAAAAAGGAGGGTTTATACAACCCTCCTTATACCAACCAGGACCAGTTTATTGACATACTGAGTCTTTAATATAACAAGGAACTCTTGCTGGATCAAGCCAGAGAGTATAATCAAAATCTTCCATAGCAGTCAGAAGTTGCATCTGATTGTCAAGGAGATACATATCCTTGTAGCGTTTGGTCCAACTATCAGCTTTTTGAATTCGATAGTCAGGGAACCCATTCTCTAGGGTTCCACACTCAATGTATCTATAAGGAAATCGTTCCAGTAGAACGTTCATAATCAAGCGACTTCAACGGTTTCAAGATCTTCAGCAATACAGTCGATGAGGATATCATAGTCATCCAGGGGATCACCAGAAAACACTACACCACTGTTTTCATAAAACTTACGGACCTTTTTGAAAAGTTTCGGATTCTTTACATCCAGGAAGAAATCTCCGTTTGCTGCACCACGAAGGGTTTGAAGATCTTTTTTGAACTTAGAAGTGATAGTCATTGTCTTGTTTGTTGACCTTAGTATTATAAGGGGTTTGACCTTGTGAGTCAAGAGGACAGTAGTTAAACTGTCCAATGCTGGTTACTGGAGTCGAACCAGTTTCTGTCCTGTTATGAGCAGGGTGCAATTACCGAAGTGCTAAACCAGCGATGGGAATGCCGAGAATTGAACTCGGTTCACACGCTTATAAGGCATGGGCTTTAACCAATAAGCAACACTCCCTAATATGTCAGAAGTTCTTTCATCTTGGTTATGTAATCATACGAAAATTCATTCGTATAGTCAATAGAAGAATCCATGGTTAGGGATATATTAAAATCTCTAACATCTTTATTCTCTTTTTTTAGTTCCTCTTCTATGACAAATACATCATAGAATGCTTTGTAGTGTTGTGAGAAAACAGATATATCTAAGTTTGAAACAAACTCTCTTCTCAATTCTGTATCAAATTTTGGTATGTAGTAGTAGTCTTTAGAAAACCATACCATATGCTCTGTTGTTAGATAAGCAAATTTTTCTAACGTTTTTGTAGATGGTTCTATATCTTTGATGTTGACATTTGCTCCATAAAAAAGGAGTGTTTCCATGAAGACAGCATTGTATTCTGCCATCTGATTGTCTTCTAAAAGATAATCCCATTCATATCCACCATTAAATCCACATATAAAATGTGCAATATCATGAGAGGGATTTGTTGGTGGTCTGTTAAGGTTTTCTCTCTTGTCTAACTCACCATCATCATAAGTAATTTCAGTGGAGGTTTTACCATGATCCCACGACCAATTTACTTTTGAAATCTTTTTCATTGGTGTTTTTGTGGGGTAAGTTTGTTGTGATTCCATTCACCTAATATAACACAATTTGAACCACATACCATTTCAACTAGACCACTTTTGTATTCGTCCACTGTGACAACATAAAACAGTGACTCATAGACACCTTCTTGTTGAAGTTTTGCTATTCGATGACATCCATCTTCCAAAAGATATCCAGTATCATATTTGATGAGAATACCTGGATAAGAAGTATCTACTTCGTCTATTAGTTTTTGTTTGATTGCCTTTGAGTAACATATTTTAGAATGTTTAATCAGAGTTGGTTTTCTGTCGTCCGTAACTCTCTTATAGGACTTGTTCTTACGACGCATCGTTATTCAGTTCAACATACATTTTATAGAGTTCATCATCCACTGGTAACATTACTGCTCTTTCCCCGTTATTATTTTCTATGCCTATAGTCTCTCCACCTTCTACTCTTTCGATAAGGGTTTCCCAGTTCTTTTGCCAATATTCCACGGAGTAAAATTCCATAGTTAGAGTATATATAAGAAACATATAATCGGGGCGGTAAGAATCGAACTTACACCTCCGCGTCCCAAACGCGACATTCTGCCACTATACTACGCCCCGTGGCGGAAGGTGGGAGAGTCGAACTCCCAAGGGCTTTAACACCTCAACGCTTTTCAAGAGCGGTTCCGTCACCTATCGGATTGACCTTCCAAATAATCCTTCTCTGATTGATAAGGATGTTTTTGTCCACTCCAGAGTTGATAACCTTCTATCACATCTGGAATCAACCATTGATCTACTCTGTAGCAATATTCCCAATTAGTTGGTTGAATACAATTCACAACAACTACCTGAAAGAAAGCAGTCACATAATTCAATACGGTGTACATCAACGAACCTCAAAGTCTAATTTGCGGACCTTTCGATTTTTTCTCTCCTCTTGATACATTAAATCTTGAGAAGAAAGAACACTTTTTTGTTTAGTGTTCTTTTTAGAGTTTAACATGATGACCTTGTTTAAGTCAACCGCTGAAACATTGTCACCTGTAACTGTCATCATGTTTGGACATCCACAACACTGAGTTTTGTTAGTGCTGGAGATCTCCTTGTTGCATTGTTTGCATCTTACAATTAACATAGTTCTGTAACCTCTTAATCATTTACTATCAATCCTTAATATAATTGTTTTCCCGAAGCCATTTTTCTGTGAGGGGTGTTGGTGGATAAACTTTCCACATCTCACCATTAGCACATGCCTGAAGTGCTTTCATTGTCATACCTTCTGTAAGACCTGCCCATTTTGCTTCTGCTTCCCAAGGTACAGCAGATTTAGGATAAGTTTTTTCAGCCATCTCTCGCCAAACCTTAGGAACATCCTCTTCTGGTTTGATAATAGCAATCAAACTATTCTTAATAGTTCCTGCCATACAATCCTGTGCAACGTGCCATCCTTCATGTCTCATCACAGTCATAAGTGTAGATGGACGACCCATATATGCTTTGTTCAAGAAAAAGTTATTACTTACAGTGTGATAGACACCACGATGTCCTACTGGAAAATACTTTTGATCTGCTAGAAACACCTTAACTCCGATTTGATTAAGGGAAACAAGCATACTGTGGAACTCTGCAGCAACAGGAGTATAAGACTCAGTATTGGGATACTGACTAGAAATATCCAAAATACTAAAGACTTCTTCGACTCCATCAGTGCATTCTCTGAGTAACATACATCCCATAGAATCCATAGTATTATAACCCTTGATGATTTTAGAGTTATCAGCTAATACTGGTGACGTTAAGATCACCGATGACAGTAATGATAAGAATAGTTTTTTCATAGTTTATATATGATAAGTGGGTGATGAGGGATTCGAACCCCCGACCATCTCCGTGTAAAGGAGGTGCGCTACCGCTGCGCTAATCACCCGTGTTTTAACAGTTTTCATATTCCTTAAAGAAGGAAAGCGGAATGTCGGAATCGAACCGACGACGAAAGGTTGGAAACCTTTAGTTTTACCTCTAAACTAATCCCGCGGAGCCTCTAGTCGGAATTGAACCAACCTCTGCTGCTTACAAAACAGCTGCATCACCACAATGCTTTAGAGGCAACACCCCTGGTAGGATTTGCACCCACGACCTGCGCTTTAGAAGAGCGATGTTCTATCTACTGAACTACAGGGGCAAGTCCTGGTTCCTATCGCCGCTGACCCTGAACCAGGAAGGGGATCACCGCAGTGGTCTCTCAACCACCTCTATAATATAACTGATGTTGGTTGAGTTGTCAACCCCTGAACTGACCATAACCAGTTCCTGATTGCCAACCTCCTGAACTTGAACCTTCTTGGAAGTTTTCAGAACCTCCCTGAGTCTCTTTGACAGTGTTCCAGTTCTTAGTTGCCAGTTCATACATCTCTTGATGAATGTTTTCTGACTCCTTAGAGAGATTGGTTTGTCTCTCAACTTCTTTATTATGATCAATTTGTTTTTGAATGTCAAGTCCTTTCTGAGTCTTGATTGAAGAACCAAACCAAGGATCATCAGGAAGAATGTGGGGTGCAGGAATTGTCCTATAAGGTTTCTTAATTACATTCTTAATCTTATTAGATATCTTAAGTACCTTAGTATTTTCTTTTACTGATATCAGTTTTTTAAGTATAGATTTAATTTTTTGGATCATGAAAATACCATTTTTTTAGTGTAATCATATGCATAATGTTCACGATACCCTTTGATTCCCCATCCTAACCAGTAGTAAGCAGGGACCATATACTGAGAGACTGTCTTACCAGGACCCTCAAACTCAGGAAGATAACGTTGGAATACAGATTCATTGATCATGTATGCCGTTTGTCCCTCTAGTGAAGAAGGATCGTAACCATATTTAGTAGCAAACTTACCAAGGTTATTATATCGTCCTATACTGGTCCACTGAATAAGACCATACCCCCCACGATGACAACGATTGTAAGGAACTCTAGCGCCTCCCTCACAAATGTTGGGATGGAAGTTGCTCTCTGATTTAATGTTGCCCATGATCGTAGCAAGGGCATTACGATCTGAGATTCTGGTTTTTTCTTGGAGTTTTTGCAGGACATATTTTTCATTGTAATTACATCCTGGGCACTTCCAGGACTTTTCTACCACTTCGATGGGTACTGCCTTCTCCTCATTGACAGTCACATCAACAGTGGGTGGGTTCTCAATTTCACTGATACTTGGATAAGCACAAGCAGCAGGAATAGATGTAATTAAAGCAAGTGAGAGAAATTTAGTAAACATTAAGTTAATAGAATTCAACATCCGTCTCAAGGGTTTGACCCTTCACACGGCTCAAAGTAATTCTTACGGTAGTACCGAATGAGAATGTTTGGATTATAGTACAGGGGAACATCCTCTGTCAAGACCTTTGTCAGAACAATGTAAATAGGTTTATAGTTTATGGTAAAAAATATTTTTCATGTCTTGGAAATATAACGAAGAAAACTTTACTGAAGCACCAAAAGGTATGGAAGGATTTGTTTACCTCATAACAAATTTAACAAATGATAGAAAGTATGTTGGTAAGAAATCTTTTTGGACAAGAAGAAAAGATAAAAAGACTGGTAGAAGAAAAACAAAAGAGAGTGATTGGAAAAAATATTTTGGATCTTGTGATGAATTAAATGAAGATGTAAAACTTCTTGGTGAGGATAAATTTTTAAGAGAAATACTTTATTTGTGTCCTCACAAAAAATCAATGTCTTATTACGAAACTATGGAACAATTCAAAAGAGATGTTCTAATGACTGATGGTTATTATAATACAAATATTGAAGGAAGATTTTTTGTGAGTGAAAGAACTAGAATTTATGAAGTTGTTATGCGAAACGATAAGTGATTTGATGGTTCCTCATGGAACCACCAATCAGTCTCACGTTTGGCTTGTACTTTTTTAGAGTTGGAAACCCGAGAAAGTATCTTTCTTAACATCTTGTTTGATTCCTCCAATTAGGTAACTTTCAACCTCTGTTTCTTGTGGCGCAACTTGAAGACCCTTAGAAGAAATCCAATGTTGTGTCCATGGGAGAGGATTATTCTTGGCAGCCACATCATAGACTGGCTTGAGACCAATCGACTTCATACGACGATTGGCGATCCACTCAACATACTTCTGAAGAAGTACATCATTCAGACCAATCATGGATCCATCCTTGAATAGATAGTCGGCCCACTTCTTCTCTTCGTTGACAGCACGGTCAAACATTGCGTAGACCCACTCTTCTTCTTCTTTAGCAATCTGTTTCATATCAGGATCATCACCCTGTGACCACTTGTTCAGAATATTCTGAGTGATAGCAAGATGTTGATTTTCATCTCTTGCAATCAGTGAGATGATTTTGGAAGATCCCTCCATGAGTTTAAGTTCACCAAAGGCGAAACTACAAGCAAAACTAACGTAGAACCGAATACCTTCAAGAATGTTAACGTTTGCGACTGCTCTGTAGAGTTTACGTTTGACATCTTTGATTTGATCCTGTGAAGTGTATGTATCACGAAAATCTTCTTGCCACAGATTACCATTACCCCATGTTTGAGCACTTTCGATAAATGCATCATAGGACTCCGTCACACTTGAAGCCCTTTCAAGAATACGATTGTCTGTAATGATATGATCAAAGATATCACTAGGATCAGGATATACGTTCTTGATAATATATGTATAGGAACGACTGTGAATCATCTCCATAAATCCCCAGACTTCCATACACGCTTCCAGTTCAGGAAGTGAACAGTAAGGAATGAAAGCCATACCAGGACCACGACCTTGAACAGAGTCCAACATAATCTGATACTTTAAGTTAGAAGTATAGATATGTTTCTGTTCAGGACGAAGTGTTTGATAGTCCGCTCTATCTTTTTGTAGAGAAACCTCTTCTGGTCTCCAGAAATAACCCAGTTGTTGAGTAGTCAGTTTCTCAAAGACTGGGTACTTATATGAGTCGTATCTTTGTATTCCTAGGGGTTTACCAAAAAACATTGGTTGTTTCTTGGTATTAACTTGTTCTGTGTTGAAGACCGTCATCCCCTTGACGGTCTGTTTGTTATTGTTATTTTCTTTACTTGCTACGAAATCGTACTGCATTTACACCTCTGTTCTAGATTTTACAGCTTTCACAATCGTCCTCTTCAGACTCCATAATATCATTTAGGAGATTTGAAAGTTCAGAGTTTTCCTCTGGAGCTTCATCCGTCTTGATATCATATGTATTCTGATAGTAACTAGTCTTCCATCCCAACTTGTATGTTGTCAAGAAGTCTTGTGCCATTACAGAGACTGGAACCTCATTGTCAGGGTAGTTCTCAGGGTTGTAAGACCAGTTACCACTGATCGCTTGGTCAAAGAACTTCTGCATCACAGCCACAACATTAATATAACCACGATTAGAAGACATATTCCACAGAAGTGTATAATTATTTTTAAGAGATCCATACTGAGGGACAATCTGTTTGAGCGGTCCCTTTTTGCTCTTCTTAATGGACAGATAGTCTCTAGGTGGTTCGATTCCATTTGTTGCGTTTGACACAACGGAACTGCTCTCTGAAGGCATCTGAGCGGACAATGTTGAGTGCCGTAGTCCATGGGTGGATATAGAAGATCGTAGAGACTCCCAATCATGTTGTAAGGTTTGTGACGAAATCTTATCGACATCTTTCTTATAAGTGTCGATAGGTAAAATACCATCCGCGTACTTTGTCCTACCAAAATATTCACAATGTCCTTTCTCTTTGGCAAGTTCATTTGAAGACTTTAGAAGGTAGTATTGAAAAGATTCTGTAAGACCGTGTACTGCATCCCATGCCTCCTGACTATCATAGTTATAACCCAACTTAGCCAGATAGTGTGCAAGACCAATAAACCCTACTCCAAGGGATCTACGGGCCTTTGTAGCAATGTCTGCGGCCCTTACAGGATACTCTTGATAATCAATCAGTTCTTCCAGTCCACGTACTGCAAGATCACAAAGGTCTTCCAGTTCATCGTCAGACCTAACCTTTCCTACATTGATTGCAGAAAGAATACAAAGTGCAATCTCACCGTACTCATCATCAATATGATTAATAGGATATGTTGGCAGAGTAATTTCCTGGCAAAGATTACTCATCTCTACCTTATCTTTGAAAGAAGAGTGAGAGTTGCAGTGGTCGATATTCATGATATACAGACGACCAGTCTCTGCCCTCTCTTTCAGAATATCTAGAATAAGATCTTGAGCCCCAACCGTTTTTCTAGGAATAGACTGATCTCGTTCGTAACCCACATATAATTCATCAAAACGATCAGTACCAAAAGCATCATAAAGACCTGGCGTATCATGCGGTGAGAAGAGGCTAATCTCTCCATCCTGAATGAAACGTTCGTAGAAAATTTTTGAAATCTGGATTGAGTAATCAAGTTTCCTTACCCTATTATCTTCAGTACCTTTGTTGTTCTTCAGAACAATGATGTCTTCGATTTCTTGGTGCCAGATAGGAAAGTGGACAGTAGCTGACCCACCTCGGATCCCGTTTTGTGTACAGCATCTGACAGTTGACTCAAACTTTTTGAGGAAGGGGACCACACCTGTGTGTTGAACCTCTCCGCCTCTGATTTTAGCGTTGATACCACGGATTCTGCCTGCATTGATACCGATTCCCGCCCTTTGTGCAACGTATCTGCCAATAGCCATATCAGAGCTAAAGATAGAATCGAGGGAGTCATCAACATCAACAAGAACACAGCTAGCAAATTGTCGAAGTGGAGTTCGCACTCCCGCCATGATAGGTGTGGGAATGTTGAGTCTGTGTTTGGAGATGGCATTGTAGTATCTTTTGACATAGTCAAGACGGGTCTCCTTTGGGTAGTCTTGGAAGATCGTAAGAGCAATCATGATATACATGAACTGAGGAGTCTCAAACACATCCCCAGTACTACGATCCTGAACAAGATACTTATCCACCACCTGGCGAAGACCAGCATAGGTGAACAACATATCACGATCATGATAGATAAAACTATTTACCTTTTCAATCTCCTCCAGAGAATATTTCTCAAAAATCTGTTTATCATAGTGACCATTGTATGCACACTTCTCAATGTGTTCTTTCAGATTAGGTGCAGTACCCTTCTTGTTCTTGAAGACTTGTTTACGAAGAGTGAACAGAAGGAGACGTGCAGCAACAAACTGATAGTTTGGATGGTCCAAATCAATCAGATCACTGGCACTACGAATCAGGATATCCTGAATCTCATCTGTAGTAATACCATCATAAAACTGAATACCAGAGGTCATCTCGACCTGAGAGGCTGACACTCCAGCAAGATCTTTACATGCCTCATCGACCATAAGATGCATCTTATCAAGATCTAGTTTCTCTACTTCACCACTTCTTTTCTTAACTTTGATACCGTTACTCATACTTTCTTCCAGACTGTAAACTTAAGTTTTGCTTCTAATCCTTGGTAGGTGTTCGATTCTACCACATTCTTCACATTATGACCACTGAGGATCATGTCATTGATATCCTTGTCCCTGATGTTGGAGGGCCAGATGACTATGGAGTTACCACTGTCGATTTGATTTGAGATTCGATCAACGATCTGTTTGTTTCTTGGTTCGTTGTCGTAGACGTAAATGAACTGATAATCCAAAGTGCTGAGGTCAACATCACTACCACACATAGCAATAGCATTTCTAAGGAAAGTGGAGTCAAAGGGTCCTTCTGTGACATAAACTGGTTTCTCCTTATCAATAGAATCTAGTCCGTAGACTTTAAGTTCATCCTCATCCAACATAATGGTTAAGTATTTAACAGGGTTTGTAGATAGGGCTCTTCCTTGGAGACCAATAAGTCTGTCATCCCTGATAAGAGGAATTACAATCCTCTGTTCACCATACCTGGTGTTTTCAAACGAACCTGGTTTGAGTGTATTTACAAATTCCTGGAAGTTCTCAGAATAATAAAAATTACCTTCGAAGATTGCTCTGGAATTTAGATATCGTCTAGACACATCAACATCAAAGGCACTGGGAAGATCAATCTTTACCTTCTTCTTAAAGGTTGGTTTAGATGTATCTACTTTCTTAAAAAGGTCCTCTGGTGATTCGGTTACAAAACCCTTTCCAGTCTTACCTTCTTTGAACTTCTCAAACACATACTGTTTATGTGTAGGTTCATCAAATTGTTTCAGAAAGTTATTAAATGAAATATTCAACCCACAGTTATGACACTTGTAATTAGTATTATTCTTGACACGATAAAAGTATCCCCTTGCTTTGGACTTGTTCTTCTGTGAGTCACCACAAATAGGACAACGACAGTTGTACAAATGTGGTTTTACTTTTTTAAACTTTTGGAGTCTTGATGAAATGAGTTGAATATACTTGACATCAATAAAATCCATTAATCAATCAGGGAGGGAACCTCTCTCTATTGTAGGTGGTTGAGAGGATATTGTCAAGAATTTTGCAACCAATGGAGAATTTACAGTGAATGACAGAACTGTCAATCCACCAACAACCATCCAAACTCTCTTCTCTAATCCACGAAGTCTTGACAACACACTGTCATGATCTGTGTCCATTTTATCACGGAGTTTGTCAATCTTTGCAAAGAGTACAGTGTCAATCTCTTCTTGTTTTGATATTCTTTCTTCATGGACAGCAAGCATTCTGCTAACTGATATATTTACCTCACTTAATTTCTCTATTGCACTGTCAAGTTTGACAATGATAGGTTTGAGGTCATCAAGTTTTTGTTCAATTAGTGCTACCTTTACCTGATCCATTGAACGGTTTGAAATAGGGATTATAGTTTAATGCCTTCTTCATGGCCCTTTTATCTTCCCTCTTCTTCTTTCTATCCATCAAATCTTTGATGGCTTTCTTGACATATTTGTTTCTACCGTCCAACTTCATAATGGGGTCATAACCAGCAGTAGGACCAGCAGCATTGGAGGACCCAGAAAATCCACCAGATCCCCCAGGAGGATTTGCCACCATACCTTCCTCATTGACACTGAACTCATTATACATTGCAGTACGAAATGCATCTACAAACCTATCAATCTTGTCCTTGTCCATTAGAAATTTTCTCCAGTTCTTTTAGGCACCTTTGATCCAACTCAATATCATGAACATAAGTATGAGGATACTCTGGTAATTTATCCATAAAAACAATGAACGTCTTTATGGTAGACCATAGATCTCTTTCAATTTTATAAAACAACATAGGAGTAGCGGCATCACCAAAGATATTATACAAAATAATAAAATGATTTATCAATAAATGTATCTTCAGTTCACCGTTATTCTTATATCTTTTTAGGAGTCTTTTAATATACTTGAAGTGATTCAAGTCTTTATTAAAATCCTCCTTTGTCAAAGCTTGGGGATTTTCATAATACTTAATTGCGAATAAGAGGAAGTTTTCCTCGTTCAATTCATTAAAAATCATCAGTTATCAGGGGGTGTGATAATCAATACCACCCGTTGTGATACCAGACATGGCAACCAGAGTTTCTTTCTTAACTCTCAGGTTACCCTCGTTATCGTTATAGGTAGTAACACCAACCCAACCACCGTGAGTCAGTTCGTATTGTGTTCCAGTCTCAGCTTCTGTTGATACTTCGTTAGTACCATATACAAGAGCATCAAAACCATTAGCGAGTGTTGCAGACTCACTGTAGTGTGAATCCAGAATGCTGGACTTAGGAAGTTGTGAGACAAGGAATGATGTTCCAGCGATAGAAGCACCACTGAGACCAGCTGTTGAACCAATGGTAAGTGACTCTGTGCCAGCGATACTTACAATAACAGCATCACCAAAGTATGTTCCAGTTCTGCTACCAAAACGGATAACGTCACCTTCTTGGGCAGCACCAGTTTCACCGAAAGTTGTACCACTACCAATTACTACACCAGTTGCATAGTTAAGGGACACTGTACCACCAGTTCCTACAGCATCATTATTTCCCCAAAGTGCCATGTCTTTTTCCTGATAAACTTTATTAGATAGAAATATTTATAAAAAAAGGGAGACAGGGTCTCCCAGAATATCACTCTTCTCTTGTTTTAATTGCCTTAGATACAATCTCAAGAAGTTGATCATCCATATCAGTTTTGGTCAGTTTGACTGCTTTACCAAGAATGACAAGACAAATTTCGATAAGCTTTTCACCCAGTTCCTCATTTTCAGGAATCTTGGCTACAGCATCAGTAATAATCTTTGATGCAAGTGGAAGTAAGAATGCGAGCATAATAACCTCATAAGGTATCTATACTCTATATATCAATTACTTCTTTTTCTTGGTATCCAAGATTGCACCCTTTCCATGTTTAGCACGGATTTCCGCCTTTACAAAATCCATGACAGAAGCACCTTTACCATACTTTTTCTCCATCTCTTTCTGAGCCATGGTCTTACCAGTACCAAACTTCTTGGTATTAGGTGTCTTAGGAGTACGACGATAATCTACATTGCCATCAACACCACCACGCTCTTGGCGCATATCCCTCAAACGATCTTCTGCTGCTTCACTCACTCCACTTTCACGTCCTTTCTTCTTTGCCTTCTCATTGGAGACAGTCTTGAGTTCTTTATACGGAGGAACAAACCCTTCTTCTGCACTTAACTTGGCAGCAATGGCCATCTCACGTCTTTTTTCTTTTGACTTACCCTTGAACTGAGGAGCATCAGACTTACGGAAGTCCTTAATGACTTCACCCATATCAGCCTTCTTCATATCAAGAACTTCATCCAGTTCAACAACCTCTAAAATTATACCACCAATCTCTTCAAAGGCTTCCTTCATAGGAGGATTGATAACAATCTTATTCTTTACCTTCTTTTCGGTAATCTTTTTTTCATCCTCAGTATCAGTCTTAGGTTCTACGTCCACAACTTCTCTAAGATCTTCTCTCCAGTTAGAGTATCTATTTTTTCTTGTCATGACGGATCAGAGACTTCTACTTTTGTATCTATTTATGAATTCACGAATATTTGTCTTAGGTCCTTTGTAAGGTTTGGCACCATATTGAAGGTTAGTATCATCTCCTTTTTCAAATCCAGGTGTAATAGCAGCTGCATTCTTGAAGTAACCTGTTGTTCCAGTAAGGGTATTCGGTTTACCCTTCACTCTCATCTTCCTGTCCATCTTTACCTCTGTGTATTCACGGAGATCACGGATCCAGGACTTGAACATGATGTCATCTTCTGTGACACAGATCAGATAGTTGGTTCCTCTACGAACAATCTTACCAACTAATCCTGTATTCAGATTCTCAACCAACTGATTAATTTTAAAGATGTTACCTGTAACATAATTTTCTCTCAGGTTTTTCCAATCAAATTTGGGTGCAATTTCCCACAAAGCCCAAGACTCTGTTGTAACCTGCATTGCTCTACGAACAGTATTCATCATCTGTTTCGCTGCATTATCATCCAGAGTATCGGGAATACCTTTTCTGAATGTATCGAAGTCATTTTCTGTTGCAGCCTTTCTCATCTTAGAGGCAGACATACCAGAGACACCTTCTGCATCTTCATCTCTTTCACCTGCAGAGATGGTATCAATCTCTTCAAAGTCATACAGGTCACCATTGTATTTCTGAGCCAGATTGTCAAACTCAGCAACACGATCAGACCCAACTACAATCTTGACGTTTGAATATCCATCTTCATTTGCAATCTTTAAGGCATCAAAGATTGTCTTTACACCTTCATCATTAATGATGTTATCTGCATGATCAGGGAACATCTTCTTCATCAGTTCTGTCTTCTGGTTTGTATCCAGAGGATTCTTCTTAGGATCAACTGATCTTGAAGGATAGATTCTCAGGTCACCATCAGCAGAAACTTGTTTTGCACCATTGAGAAGTTTCTCATGTCCAATAGTGGGAGGATTGAACCTACCAAATACCAGAGTTATAGTCTTACCACTCTTCTCTCTACCTTCACCTTCTTCCTCTTCACCACCTTTCTTTACAGTGGGTTCTTCCTCAGGTTGAGGTCTTTTCTGTTGAGGAATCTCTTGTCTTTGTTGTTGTGTAGGTTGTTGACCACCACCAGTGGTAGGTGTAGAAGTTCCTCTCTCAGAAAACTTCAGTTCACCACCAACTGTACGTGCAACAGTCTTACCAGATCTATCTTTCCATCCACCACTTCCATCACTCACCAAACCAAGTTTTTTAGCCTTCTCAGATGCAGGGGTACTTCTAGCTTCAGAGAGGAATTTAAAGAAACTTTTCATCTTTTATCAGATTCCATGGAAGTATTTATCATCAGATCATCACATCCTTAAGAGACCTTCTTAAAGATTCTATCACATATCTACCATAAAGAAGAGATTCTGAGAGAATTCTTTTAAACTCTTTACTCTGTAAGAATCGATCTGCGAAACCACCATTTTTCTTCAAATAATCAATCAAAGTTGACTTAGCTACACCATCATTTTGTTGATCGAATGCAGCTTGACTACCCAACTCTCTTGCTTCTCTCCAAACTTGGGAAAGTCTTTCTCTTTCTTCCTCATCTCCATCCATCAATGTAGATACAAATGCACTGTAAATTTTATCATCAAGTTTACCCTGGTTACCTCTACCAGACTTCTTCTTCATGTAACCACCAAGATCAAGTTTCTTGATCATCTCATAACCCATTCTACTCTTCACATTGGGTAACTTGACGCCCTTCTCTTTACCAAATTTGTTGATATTACTATTGATAGTCTTTGCCATCTGCCTATCATTATTTGAATATAAATCAAACAATTCAGAAGTGGCATTGTCTGACAATTTGTCTCCATCAAAGAATAGAGAATTGACAAGTCTGGCTTTATCATTGACAATATTTGACTGTTCTGTAAGGGCATCTCTCTTCAAATAATCCTCATCAGAAAAGTCCTTAAGTCTTTCAACTTCAGTATTATACCACTCATCCATATTCTTATCAACTTTAGTCTGATTCAGGTTTGATGCGGTAAGAATAAAGTTGTCAACATTTTCTCTTTGGTCTTTCATCTCCTGTGTAGGAGCACCATCATCTTTGTTATTAAAACCTCTAACATGTTCCAGATCTGTTGCGTTCAGGTCAAGGTCTGCACCAGTATATCCATCTTTACCACCCTGTTGTAAAAATAATTTTGCAACCATCAAACCACGAAGTCTTCCGTTGGAGACACCATTTGTCTTACCACTCAATTTACCTCTCATCTGATTCCCATCTTTGTCAATACCAAGAGAATGTCCAGTGTAAGAATCAGAGATCTTACCAGCACCCATAAAGTTTTTCTGTAGTTTTGTAGGTAATGCGTCGAAGAATACTTCTACCTCCTCATCAGATACTTCAATAGGTCTTGTAGAGTCTACAAACTCTTTGATAGATTCAGGACTTCCATCACCATATCCTTCTTTAAGTCTTTGTCTATTTGCTTCAAGAAGTTCGTAATCAACTTTACCAAGTGCGTTCTTACCTGCACCAGAATTTACTCTGCCAGTATAACTAAATGCACGTGTCAATGCATTGATAAATGCTTTCTGTTTATTTACATCTTCAATCTTACCTAATGTATCTCTTAATACCTTGAATTTCTTGTCAGCATTTGCATTTTGACGGGTGGTCATCTCACCCAGTTTTGACATGGCTTCTTGAGTTATTCTATCGACTTGAGAAATAAACTCTTCACCTTCATCATCATTGTCTTCAGCGTTCTTCTGAATTACATCATCAATAGTTTTGAAATCTTCTTTGTCCTTTGTTGGAGGACCTGCATCTTGTGCTAACTGTTTCTGTTTTTCTTCTTCAGCTTCTGCAGCGGTTACCTCTTCTGCTTCTTTTTCTGCCTGAAGTTGAGCAATAATATCAGATGCCTGTTGTGCAATCTGTTTCTTTCTTTCAGGACTTTGAACATTCTCTCTACCACGGGAGAGTTGTTTCTCAACAGTCTTCTGGTCACCAGAACTTATTGCAGTCTCAGTTGGTCCACCAGGAACATTCCTTGAATTTTGGTCTGCAACAGAAGGTGTCTCCTCTTGTGGAGGAATTTCCTGTTGAAGAGCATCTTTTTTGAATTGAGAAAGAGTCTTGGGTTCTTGTTCTTTAGGTTCTTTCTCTTGTTTCTCAGGTTCTTGAATCTCTACGAAACGAGTACCATCAGTCCTATATCTCTTACCAGTCCTTGGGTCACCCCAAACACCCCTAGCACGATATTCGTAACCAAGTTCAGCAGCCCTCTCAGAGGTTGTGGACTCCAAGAGTTTCCTGGAGTCCTTCAAGTATTTAAATACGTCTTTCATCGGGTCTCATGAAATTATTTATTTCTGAGTGCCTCAGATCTCTTGCGTGCTTTGTTTCCACTACCTCTCGCATCATCAGCACCATACTTACTATAACCACCTTTCAGATAACGATCATGTGCTGCTTTTGATTTGTCTGCAACAGACTTAGAATATCTAGATCCACCATACTGCTTTTGATCTCTCTCTGCCTTTGCACGAGTACGGTCAAGAATCTGTCTCTTAGCAGAAGTGTCGGATCTTTCGGGACCAACATTATACTTCTTACGAAGTTGCTCACCTCTGCTCTCTGGTTTCTTCTCAACAGGAGCATCCTTTTTACCAAGAAGTCTCTTAACAGCAGAACGGAGACCCTCATCTAGAGACTCATACTCTTCAAACATATCTTCCCATGTAAGATCCGAGCAATCGTATCCCTCATCAATAAGGAAGTCAACGTATTGTTCTACTTCTTCTTGACGAAGTGACTTACGACGTTTCTTCTCAATCTGCTTACGAGTAAGAACTTCTCCTTTACCACGATTAGCATCGGGGTCATAGTTACTAGGAGGAGTATAGTTACTTCCAAAAGACTTAATGTTAGATCTTACACGTTGAGTATGTTGTTTGTTGCTGGTACGACGTGAATCCTCATCAAGTGCCATCTGAGTCATGATCTGAAGAGCTTCAGACTTTGTATAACCCTCTTCAATCAGAGAATCAAACATCTGATCAAAATCTTCTACATTCTCAGTTTCTTCTTTGACAGGAGTAAACTTAAAACCTTTTACGCGAGATGATCCAGCACTCTTGGCATCATAGTGTGGGTTTCCTTTACCCATATTAGAAATTGTTTTCTTAATCTTTTTGGCTTTCTCTGGATCTACTTCTTCCTTAACTTTCTCTTTCTTCTTACCCATAGCCTTACCGATGGCTTTACGTCTCTTGGCGAGATACTTATCAGAGGAATCCTCATCACCATCGTTGTCGATATCACCATCTTCCTGACCAACGGGATCCATCTTCTCATAAATGGATTTGTAAGAACTTGCCCAGTCCTTACGGATCTGGGAAACTTCTTCGAAGTGAGGGTTCTTCATTGAAGTACCCATTTTCTCCATATCCTTACGGGCCTTCTCGTTATTCTCTTGTCTCTTCTTCATGTTGGTCTCAAGGTAAGAAGAATCCTTGACCTTCTTCTCAACCAGGGACAGGATACCTTCCTTGATGTTCTTTCTATTCTGAGCAATCAGAGCTTCATGAAGTCTCTTAGTTCCAAGTTCTTCATTAGAAATATTGTGGAAGTTCTCTTGAACTTTCTTGGAACGTCTATACTGGAGGAATCTCTCTACAGTATGACCATTCTCAAGGGCATTATCAAATGCTTCTGCCAGAGAATCAATCTTCTGAGCTTTAAGATTAGACTGACTTAACTCTAATGACTCACTAAGAATATCAGTGATGATGTCAGAGGTCTGATTGATGTCAAGACTCATCTCAAACATTTCTTCCAAGATCTCTTCAGCAACTTCCTGAAGATCAACTGAATTCATTTGATTGAACTGCATACCAGAGATGAGATCTCTCGACTCATTCAACTGATTACTAATTTCAGAATTGTGTACAGCTGAATAAGCTCTGTACAGATTGCTCATATCCGACATGGTTTTAGTTCTAACAACTCTTATTATTTCTATTTATGATATTAGAGTTTAGATAGAACCTCTTTATAAATATTCTCCGCAATGGCTTTCATCATCAGAGGAGGAACCATACGACCAACTCTCTCTGTTTGTTGTGAATGAGAACCAGTCAGAATGAAATCATCAGGAAGTGATTGGATACGTTTAAGTTCTGGAACAGATAATACTCTGTCTTCATTCCAGTGAATCAAACCACCACTTGCAGTCAGTGTAGGAGATGGTTTGTAGAATGATGCTCTCTTAGTATTGAAACAATGACCCTTCTCATGATAATCCATACCTGAAAGAATCTTTTTAGGATCCTTAGGCATTTTCTTCACAACACTCTGATAGATACCACTCTTCAACATGTGTTCCGTAAGACCCTTGACATTATCAGGATCATTCTCTACACCATCAATAATATCACCGATAGTAGTATCTTTAGATGATGTAGGAGGGAACAGAGAAGATACAGTCAAGACATTCAAACCAATCTGATCTGCAATGTCATCACGAACTGCAATAAAGATAAGTCTTTCTCTTGCTTGACCCACACCATAATGAGATGCTTTCATCACTTTTGAAGTGACAAGATATCCAATTTCTTCAAATGCATTAGTAATCTTTGCATAATAAGTCTTAGCCTCACCAATGGTCAAACCCTTGACGTTCTCCGCAACAATAACCTTTGGACGAATATCATTAGCAACACGAATATACTCAAAGAAGAGATCTTCAATATTCTCTACTTTCTTACCATCAGAATAGTTCTTGGTCTTTCCCCACCCATCAGAATGTTTAGATCCTTCACCACGACACATAGATCCTGCAACAGAAAATGCAGAACATGGTGGTGAACCATCAAGAATATCAAGTTCTCCTGGTTTCAAACCAGTGGCTTCCAAGAAATCTTTACCTGTCAACTCTTTGATGTCACCAGGAAGAATAGTGGTTGTTGGATAGTTTTGTGAGTATGTCCTTCTTGCTTCCTCTACAAACTCATTAATACAGAGGATTTTACCACCTGCAAGACGATACCCAGTAGAGGAACCACCTCCACCAGCGAATGTAGAAATAACGGTGAACTTTTCCTGAGCCTCACCGTCATAGACATCTTGTAATTTATAGGGCAACTTGGTCATGTAAACTTCTTCTTATAGTGGTCATTATAATATGTTTTTGGTGAGTCAACAATATTTTCATAAAGACTCTTAATACCCATACCATCTTGAAATGCTACTTTCTTCCTATCAATAATATCGTCAGGAAGTCGATCTCTAAATGCTTCTTGAAGAATTGCCTTAGGTCTAGACTTACCATCCCACACAATATCTTGAGGAAGACCAAGTGCAGTTTCTACCAATTGAGTATTGAGAAATGGTAATCTACATTCAATACCATACTTCATGAAGATCTTATTACATCTCGAAAAGTTTTTACGGTGTTGTGAACCAAACAAACCAATTCTATAGTCTTTCCAACCATGATCTTTGATTCCATGGTAACTCATACCGTAGGATGCCCAGAGTTCATCACTACCTTCACCAGACATAATCACTTTGAATCCATCTTCATGGATTCTCCTTGCAAGCTGAATACATGGGTATCCAATCTCTACCTGGGCCTTGTATGGCATCTCAATAGTATTGATAACATCATTAACATCATCAACTGTAGGAGGTCGAACTTTGACTTCTCTCAGTTCAACTCCCAAATATTTAGCAACTTCTCTGGCAGACTTAAGATCCTTTGAGTTCTCATTATGAACTGCAATATATGTCACCAAATTTGGAATGTTTTGAGAAGCAACAAGTGTTGTAATAGCAGAATCAATACCACCTGATAAAAGACAAGCAACAGGAACATCGGCAACAGTTCTTTCAAAAGAACCCATCACAATATTTCTATAAATCATTGCCTTAGAGTCATCAAAACCCCATGTAGAAGTATCTGTGATATGTTCTCTAATATTATACCAATATCCTTCTTCCACAGTGAAATTAGATGTAACCTTAATAAATGCACCAGGTTCCAACATCTTGATGGTTTGACCGCTCTCACCTATGGCAAGAAGACCTTTGATCTCTGAACAGAAAGAGAATGATGAAAACAGACCTGAGATAAGAGAATAGTGAAGAGGAACTTCACCATGACGATCTCTCACAATAGTAATAGATCCATCACCTTGAGTGAATGCAATGGCAAACATTCCCTGAACTCTGTTCAATCCTTCAATACCGTACTTATCCAAAATAGCACAAAGAACCTCAGTATCACCTGAAGTTTTTGTTTCAATATCCAATTCTTCTCTCAACTCACGATAGTTCCAAATCGTACCATTGAAAATCATGGTAGTGTTACCATAAACAAACGGTTGATTTGAATCGCTACTAGTATCAATAATAGACAAACGGACATGTCCAAAATAGACATTGTCCGTCTGAATTACTTTTTGATTGTCTGGTCCTCTATGAACAATTGCATGAAGACCTTTTTCAATTTGTGGAATGTCAAATCCACCAATAATTCCACACATTACTTAATTGCAATAACTCCAACAAATTGATGGTTTCTCCAAAAGATCTGACAATCTTTAAAACCAGCTTTGGTAACCATATCTTTTAGTTCAGACCAGGTATTTGGTTTTAACATGTCACGGAGTTGTTTCTCCTTGTCCATGATCTCTTCTGCAGTGAAAGTCTTTCTCTTGTAATCATAGTGATTGAAGGTAAGAAGTTCCTGGAAGAATGCATTCTCACACATCAACTTCTCTGCAAAGATAAATGCACCACCCTCATTGAGACCATCATAGATCTTATTGATAGTCTCCTGTCTAGTGGTCTTGGGCATGAACTGTAGAGTGAATAGTGAAGTCACCAGAGAACAGTTCTTGAACTCATAGTTAGTGACATTACCACGAACCCACTCTAGGAGGGCCCAGGGATATTCTTTACGAACCTCTGTCTGACGTTCAGACAAGTCATCATAAAAACTACCAGCAAGTTCTACACCCACATACTGAGCCCTTTTACGATTGGGATTGTTACTGATGATCATCTTAGTGAGTTTACCAGTAGAACAACCCACATCAACGACTTTGGTATCATCTTCCACAAAGTATCGGGAGAAAGATACAGTGTCTTCTAGAAGATTTGAATACCCACGGATAGAACTATCAATGTGATTGTCAAAACCTTCTGGTGAATGAGCGAAAGAAAAGTCGTATGTCATTCTTTAGTTTCTTCAGTTTCTTCAATAGATTTTAATTCACTCTCAATCTGTTTGTCAAGACTTTGGATAACATTTCTGATATCTACAATACGTGAAGGACAACAATTAGGATCATAAGTATATCCATCTTGTTCACGAAATAATGCTTGACGAATAGCAGCTGCTTGTCTTACATCTACTTCAATAGTAATCATACATCTCCTTCTTTACGGTTTTCAGAATAATGGACATCAAACTCACCACCAGGATAACGAGACTTCAGTTTGTCTACATTCATCTCAATGATCTCATCAATGGTAGTATCAAGACCCATACATGCCTGAGCAACATACCACATAATATCACCAAGTTCACGTTTCAGATGAAAAAGGTTTTCTTCATTAACAGGTTTACCTTGGAAGACAATTTTCTTGACCACCTCAGTAAACTCACCTGCTTCAGCAGACATACCTACAGCAGCAGTAAGCAGTCGCTCGGTAGGAAAACCCTGACCCTCCAATTCTTGAATACGATAGACGAAAGCTTCGTGGTCTTGGGATGGTTGTGACGTGACAGCATTGACGAATTCAAGATATGCTTTAGTATTTACAGTCATAAATCTAGGGGTTGTAGTTCAGATTCAGGTAGAATTTTTTGTTCGGGTAATTCTGGATCAGGTGTGACTGAGGTGTGAGTAACATTAACAGTCTTTGGTGAATGAGGAAGATAGATCTTCTCATATGTAAACTCAGGATGAAGAGATAACATATTCTCCACATCCTTCATACTACCACAATGACAATATCGATTACCATCAAAATCTCTGATCTCAAAATAATGTAGTTGGTCTTGTGTAACCAACTCAGATTGTAATTGTTTCGTAGTGAGACCCATTTCAGAATTTAAATCCATCAAAGGATTTCTTTGGTTTTGATTGTTCTTCATAAGTATACTCTTCTTCTTTTCTATTGTCAAGAAGATCATCTTGTGCAGACTGTTCACAATCGTAAAGTCTCATCTTAGCACGATCAATACCGACAACAAAACGTTTATGAATCGTGGGATCGTTATACCTGTTCTTAAGTTGTTTTACAAGTATTTGTCCAAGCCCCTCAAGCTCTTCAGTCGAAATAAGGGCAAACATAAGATCAGCAGTAGCAGGGAGACCAAAGGACTCAGAAGTGTCAGTAAGTTCAACATCAGAGCTACCATAACCAGAACGAGTGGTCTGGGTGGCAGATACGATAGGTACGTTCGTTTCGACAGCCAATCCTCTAAGTTCTTCAGCAATAGCTTTGATATAGCTATATGAATTGACAGTGCTGTTTCCGCGATACCTACTGGAAGCACATATATTAAGGTAATCAATGAAAATAATATCAGGTCTAAATGACTTCTTAAGTGCAAGTTCATTAAGAAGTGACTTAAAGTGTCCAGCATGAGCGGAGGCAGTAGGATACTCCTTAATAATTAGTTGACCTTGAGTCTTCTGTGCAAGATTAGTAACCTTTGTTTCAAACATTTGTTTTGGAAGGTCAATAATCTCTTGAATATTCACATTGAGGAGGTTCGCGTCAATTCGTTCAGCAATGCGTTCTTCTGCCATTTCCATTGTAATGTACAGAACGTTCCTCCCTTGGAGCAAGACGGAGCTAGCCACATGGCACATGAATAGAGACTTCCCGACGCCTGTACCAGCAAGCGCGATGTTAAGAGTTTTGTTAGGGAGCCCACCTTTCGTGATTTTGTTAAAGTAGTCGAGATCAAATTCAATTCTATCCTCCTTCTTGTGATAAGACTCATATCTCTGTTCGTAATCCTCCAGATAATCATGACCCACATGATTATCAAAACTGACTGCAAGTGCATCAGACAAAATTGATGGAATAGCATCTGGTGCTTTCTTGGAATCACCACCATCAGCAATACCAATGGACTCCACAAGAGCAAGATAGATTGCACGGTCGCGACACCACTTTTCTGTAGTATTGACCAGCCACTCAAACTCTACAACATCATCTTCAAGGTAACTAATTACCTGAGAAATCTGTTTGAAAGAATCCTCATTAATATCTTTTCTCTTCTCTACTTCAATACTGAGAATTTCCCTGGTAGGAACCTCATTATATTCTGTAACAAAGGAGGAAATTTCATCGAAGATTACCTTGTATTTAGTGTCTTCGAAATATTCTTCTTTGAGGAAGGGAAGAACCTTCCTCAGATATTTTTCATTATGTACAAGGTTCTTAAGAACCAAGAATTCAATCTTATCCATCAAGTACCGTAACTAAATTCTTCCTTTGCAATTACATCAAGTTTTTCCATCACCTCTGGGGTGAAATATTGTTCAGGGTCTTTCAAGATGGCTTTGGCATAAACCTTTTTACCATCCATCTCATAACGACCAGCGACATTCTTCCAAAGTCCACCAATCTCACCAAGTTCAAGAAGACCATAATAACGATCAAGGCCACGTTCATCGTAATATAAACGAACAGTGACATCTTTATTCTCCTTACTTAAACGCGACTTAGCAGTCTTTGCCTTGATAAGGTTTCCAACGATTTCTGTTCCATCCTTTTCTTTTTTCTTTGAGAGATAAATGATAGTAGAAGCGGCGTACTTAAGACCAGAACCGCCTCCCATCTCCTTTGTAGGGACATATGCACCAATGACATCGTAAGTATGATTCGTAACGATCATGGGAATTTTTGCTTGACCCAACTTGAGTGTGAGCATCCTAAATGCACCTTTGACAAGTTGTGACTTGGTCATGTCACGAACTTGTTTGTCATTAAGAGCATCAGTGATCTCTTTCTCTGTGGAAAGCATTCCTAAAGAGTCTAACACAAACATACATGGTTTACGTTCTTCTTCAGGTTTTTTTAAATATATATCTACCGCTTTGAGCGCTTTGCCACGAAACTCTTCAATTGTAACAACATTAACAACAACAAGACGAGTAGTATCGATTCCACGGGATTCAATTAGCGATTTAGTGATAGCTGCCTCAGTATCAAAATACAAGCAATATCCATCAGGATTAGAGTCCAGAAAATTCTTAACCATTGCGAGGCTAAAAAAAGTTTTTCCAGTAGAAGACTCCCCAGCAATGGCAGTAATCTTATTCCCAGATACACCACCAAATATACTACCTGAAACGAGTCCATTAAAAATGTACGAACCTGTGTCCACATAAGTTTCAGTTTCATCAATATCTGCTGCGAGTTTAGTATACTCGTCACCAATTTCTTTTACGATATCTTTTAAAAGGTCCATTATCCAAAAAATGATTCTAGGTTTACAGTTTTCTCCACATTCCAACCAATGGCATCAAGAATGACTTTCAGAGGTTCCAGGAAAGACTTCTCAAATTGTAAATCATAGTCTACAAATTGGTCAAGTCCAAACTCAGGTGGGAACTCTGAG